AACTCATGCTAAGCGATGTAGCAATTAAACAGGAAAATACTGCATTGAAAGAAAAAGCGGATAGTTTAGCACAAATCAATTCAAAAATGATGCTTGCTTCGTTACAAAATAGCAAAGACATTTCAGAAATTAAAGAGCAACTAAATCCAGCTTCAAAGGGAGGTGAGTAGTATGTTTAGTTTTAGCGATGTGAAAATGATGTATGATTGGGGCTGTTTCACTAACGAACAAGTAATGGTTTTCGTTCCGTTGTGCATTACTGAAGAAAAAGCAGATAAAATCATTAGCAAAGAAGAGAGCGCATCTTAATTGATGTGCTTTTTATTTTGATTCAAGGAGTTGTCACATGATTAATTTAGGGGAATGGGGAGCGATAGCAGGATCAATAACCGCTATCGTTTCTTTGATTTTATTAGTAATAAAACCAATTACTGCATCTTTCTCGAAGATTACTGAGACTCTTTCAAAAGTAAGTCACAATTTAGATTTGCTGACTAAAGATTTAGAATCGAGCAAATCAGATCGATTGATGATTCATGAAGAACTAAAGAAACACGATGAAAGATTAGATACACATGCAGAAAAATTGGTAGAACACACGCAACAAATTAAAACTTTATTTAGGGAGAGAAGAAAATGAATAATAAAACGTTCGAAGTACTAAAATGGTTCGCACTGGTAATTATTCCCGCACTAGCTACTTTCGTGGGGTTAGTTGGTAAAGCGCTCAATTGGCAGTACACAGATATCTGTGTTGTCATCATTACTGGTTTTGGCGCGTTTTTAGGGAGTGTGTTGGGTGTATCAAATCGAACCTACAAAATGTTCTCGGCTGAAAGCGAAGAAGGAGGAAACAAATGAAAAAGAAAATTACTATTACTGCGATGAGCCTGTTAACGGCTCTTTTTTTATTGCCAATTAACGGATTTGCCTATACTATCAACAATGAATTTAATTTGGGCGCAAATGAAGGTAGCTCACAAGTAGCAAATAATCAGTATATTTTACTGCATGAAACGGCTAATGAAACAGCAACAGGACGCAATGAAGCGCAGTATATGCAACGTTCATGGACTAGCGCTTATACTGCTTATATTGTGGGAGACGGCGGAATTGTTTATCAAGTCGGTCAACCTGGTTATGTACAGTACGGTGCTGGTTCGTATGCTAATGCCAACAGTCCTGTGCAGATTGAGTTACAACACACACATGATAAAGCAACGTTTGAGAAAAACTACAAGGCATACGTTGAATTGGCTAGAGATTCAGCAATGAAATATGGTATTCCATTAACGTTGGACACTCCTTATAACCAACCGGGAATCAAATCGCATTTATGGGTAACACAAAACATCTGGGGCGATCATACAGATCCTTACGGTTATCTTTCTGAAATGGGCGTAAGTAAAGAAAAATTAGCATATGATTTAGCTCATGGATTTACCGATGAAAATCCAACAACTTCTGAAAACAAGCCTGTCATTGATCCAACACGAGCTGGTGCAGCTAATCCTACACTGACAGATGGAACGAATTACGCCCACATTGATCAGTTTGGAGAAATCGAAAATGCAAATTTGCATGTAGCTGGATGGCACATTGCTAACTATAAATACGAGTATATCTTCATTATGGATTACAATACTGGGAAAGAATTAGCTCGAGTAAGAGCTGATGGAATTTATAGAGCAGATGTAAATCAAGCTTATAATACTTCTGGAAATGTTGGCTATCATGTATCTTTTAACATGCGTAACTTCCCTAATAAGAAAGTCTATGTCATGATGCGGGCAACGAATGATCCAGAGGGAAACACTAAAGGCGGTGCGCAAGATTTCCATGACAAACGTTGGTATTTAAATATTCCTAAACGATAAAAATAGCTCCTCGTTGAGGAGCATTACATAACTATATTGACAACTATAAAAATCATTCGATAAAATAGTGATGTTATCGCATATCTTCACTATCACCCATAATAGTCACACTCCAAGCTATGCGATAACAGGTTTGTTGCCACACATTCTACTGGTTGATTGTTTATGGCTTTATGTGGCAACAACCAGTACCCTTAGCTCAGTTGGTCAGAGCAGACGGCTCATAACCGTCCGGTCGTAGGTTCGAGTCCTACAGGGTACATTAACGTAGCCATTTGAATCGTTCTGTGTTAGAATTTTTTGAAGAGTATTATACAAGCTAAAGCTTTTCTTCATTGCCACTCAAATGAGTGGCTTTTTTATGTATCCTTTTATGGATTAATGAAAGGATGTTTCACATAGTTATATTTCTGTATATTTGAAAAGTTTTACTTTGATTTTTAAATAGAAAGACATTTGGGTTATATTGTGAGATAATAATAAAGAAGAGTTTAAAGCGTTCCCCAAAAACCACTGCCCCATAAGTGTGTTACGCTTTAAACTCTTTTATATTTGAAGCCATTAAAAAGCATACCATATTTTTGAAAAAAAGTGAGAAAAAAGGCTTATAATTGGAGTGGTAGTTAATTAGTGACTTATTTTTGATTTTATAGCACTGATACTATAAAATATAGATATCATCATATTACACAATCNTAANACTAACTNAAAAATCTNGGCTCTTTGTCAAATGATGTTGGTAAAGAGAAATCTTAGAATAATTTGGACAGAACAGAAAGAAGAAAACCTCTTTCTGTTCTGTTTATTTGGTTAAAAATGTTTTGCCATGACGAATCATAATTCGTAGTTTGAAATTGTAAAAGTTGCGAAAGCCGTACGCATTGCGTTTTAATACTTTGATGTGGTTGTTTAAGCATTCCAATGGTCCGTTTGAATAGCTGTAGTGAAGCGCATTTTGGATCTGTGGCAGAAACTTTTTAAACGTTCGTAAAGTGGTTGTATAGGTTTCTGGCAGACCGCTAATGTCTCTAGTTAAACTATGAAAAACGGGTTTGGCGTGCCAGTTTTAAAGATTATTTGACTGAAAGTGAGATTGCCGATCGACTGTTAGCTGCTTGTCCCAACTTACGCCAAGGCTATCAGTTATACCAAGACATTCTTTATGCGGTAAAGAAAAGAGATCAGTCACTATTTGAGGATTGTTTAACTAGAGACATTAGCGGTCTGCCAGAAACCTATACAACCACTTTACGAACGTTTAAAAAGTTTCTGCCACAGATCCAAAATGCGCTTCACTACAGCTATTCAAACGGACCATTGGAATGCTTAAACAACCACATCAAAGTATTAAAACGCAATGCGTACGGCTTTCACAACTTTTACAATTTCAAACTACGAATTATGATTCGTCATGGCAAAACATTTTTAACCAAATAAACAGAACAGAAAGAGGTTTTCTTCTTTCTGTTCTGTCCAAATTATTCTAAGATTTCTCTTTACCAACATCATTTGACAAAGAGCCCTTCTATCCCAGATTTGATTTTACAAAACTCATCAGTCCTTATTGACAAAGAGCCTGAATTTACCCTCTAATCTTATCTTAGTATGTTTTAATTGATTTCAGTTTTCAAATAATTAGTCATTCCACTTAAAATACCATATTTCGGTTGATAGCCAATTGACTGGATCTTAGTAATATCTGCTAGAGAGTCATGGATATCACCCGAACGCTCTTCTTTGTATTCAAGTGTCAATTCTACACCGAGAATTTCATTGATTGCATGAATCAATTCCAAAAGTGTGGTTGCTTTACCCGTTCCAACATTGAATTGTTTCCCCAGTGCAGCTTCCTCATTCGCAACTAAAAGTAATGCTTGGATTACATCATCTATATAAACAAAGTCTCTAGACTGGCTTCCATCACCAAATAATGTAAATGAAGTTGCTTCTCCTACGATTTGTTTCTTATAGCGATCTACGAGAATAGAAATCACACCACTGTATGGAGAATTCGGATTTTGATTTGGACCATAGACATTGAAAAAACGAACTGCGCTACCGGGTACATCATATAAATGACAATAATCTAGCACATATTGTTCTGCAGCGAATTTATCAACCGCATAAGGCGTCAATGGGCGAATCACGGACTCTTCTTTTTTTGGTAAAGTCGGTTCATCCCCATAAACAGCCGCTGAAGAACTAAACACGATCCGTTTTAAATCAGGTTGATACTTGCGGATCAATTCTAAAATCATTAATACACTTTCAAAATTCACACGATGTGTTTCTACTGGTCGGGCAACTGAATCTGCCACACTAGCAACTGCTGCTAAATGAAAGATATAATCAAATTTATTAGCTTTCATGATCTCTTCCATCAAGGATTTCTCAGCGACATCTCCCTCAATAAAAGTGATATTTTTCGTCATATCAAGATTTTCTACTTTTCCCATTGATAAGTCATCGACGACGATTACCACATGTTCTTCTCCTAAATGATTGGCTAAGGTAGAACCAATGAAGCCAGCCCCACCGGTGATAAGATAACAGCTCATCCTTTTACCTCCGATATAAATAATTATAGATATCTTGAAGCTCCGAAGAATCTTCTAAAAATTTAGGAAACAAAAATTCTAACCATTTAAAATCTTCTTCACTATCAATATCTAAAATTAGATAATCTCTCATTTTTATTATCCCACATTGC